GACTCATACTGTGTGTCAGAGGCACAGCGTAGCTTACACATAGCAGCAAAGGCATCAAGGCTACCACTCCAGTACCACTCAGTCATGGCAGACTGTGGCAGTACCATACGTGCTTGCTCAGGTGCTATACCATAACTCAACAAGTATTCGTAGTCTCGTAGGGTGGCTTTGCACATAGCCTTTACTAGCCCTGTCGATAATTCAACAGTACCTTCAGATCCCTGCTTCTTGTCCTCACTACGCCCACGCCACTGGTCAGGTACATAGAACTCAGGCTCTCCATCTACGTATCGGCGGCTGATCTCATTCCAACGCAGGAACTTATGCTTCACTAGCTGACGTGCCACAAAGATAGGTGCCTTGACATGGAAGGATGCAAAAGCATGGCCGAAGGGTGACAGGTGCTTGTGCTTGGCTAAGTAACGGATCAGCTTGGTGTCACGTTCATTAACAACAGGCATATCCCCACACCAGTCACCCATTTCTACCCATCTTTTCTCTTCGCAGTGGGATTTCTTACCAAACGACACTCGTGCTGCATTAACTACAGACAGGTCACTGCCCATGTGGTCGATGTATGTTACGTTTATTCCTGACATTAGGATAAATCCTCCTCTATTGCCTCTAAGATTACATCTGGTACAAACTTACCCCAAACCGTGTCATACCACCCTTTACAGACCAATGTTTCGTGTCTGTAATCTGAGCATATGTATCTTATCTTAGATAGGTAGTTGTAGCGTAATTCAGACTTTAACTTGCCAGTCTCTAAATCCAACCTCTTTACCTGAGAAGTTATCATACATGGCGCTCTACCATTGTCTTTGTAGAACACTAATCCAATCTTCCTTTTGTTTCTGGGAATTACTTTGCTACCCTTAATGTAGTTTTTGTTTGCCTCCACACTTATGTTAATCATACGTATGTACCTCGCACTTGTATTCGGTCCAGTTAAGAAATGCTACCATTGCAGCAGCAGATACTACAGGTATCCACTCTAGTGAAAATTCAGGTTTAATCCAGTAACGCTTAGAAGGTTGTGTCATACATTATGCCTTTCTCTTTGAGAGTTAGAAACCACTTAAGCTCTTGTTCTTGAAACGCTACATCAGCGTGTTGATCTTCCCACAATCTGTCATCAATGTCACGCTGTAGCTTGTTGCACATTTCGTCTACGGGGATAAGTCTAGGATCGTTTTCCACTGCGGGGGCCTCATTTATATTTGGTAGTGTTAGTGTAGAATATATGACTTCCCACTAGACCATCAAGAGCAAAGTGCTTGTGCCAGTACGGTTTTACGTAAGTTGCATGGTAGTGGGTAGACGTGATACCCATCTTTAGTCCAGCCATTACGTTAGTGGCCACTTCCATAGCCTTTTCCGCTGCGGGGGTCTTAGGTAGGCGATCAGGCTTTCCATCGTGGGTGAACGAGAACGCTTTCCGTTCAAAGACGACACCACAAACAGTGTTAGGGTATCGGATGTCAGCGACACGGTTCATTACCACCTCTGCCACTGCATACTGGCCCTGTAGCGGCTCACCACGAGCCTCAAAGTAAACCGCTACAGCCATACACATTAATGGGGACACTAGCTATTCTCCTTAGTAAGTGGTTTTAGTAAGTGTTTGATTACCTCAACTGTCCACCCATTACCTAACATCTTATATCTCTGGGTGTTAGATACGTGCGCTGTGTATCCGTCTGGTACTGTCTGTAACCTTTCACACTCTGTCGGGGTAAGTTTACGGTATGTTACACCCTCGCCAAACACAAGCTGACGACGATTCTTCTCAAAATAGGACTTAGGGTTACCACCCTTCCAGTAATTGGCATCAATACAGTGCGCCTTATCTCGATCCACATGCCCAAACTCTAGCACATCTGCAAGCACCACACCTTTATCTTCTGGTATTCCCACGAAGGGGATATTAGTCCAGTATAAACGGCGGCGGTTCTGAGCGGATACCAAGTTACTATTGATCTCTACTGGGTGTACCCCAAGCATCTCAGAGATTATATCTTGGCTCTCTTTCTTCATCTTTACGTTCTCTAAAAGGAACCACTTTGGTTTACACTCTCTAAGAAGACGTACATATTCAAAGAATAGTTTACTCCTAGGGTCATCAAAGTTAAGTCGCTTACCAGCAAAAGAGAACCCTTGGCAGGGACTACCCCCAATAAGAAGGTCAATGTTGGGCAGGTCACAGGCTTTAACTTGGCACACATCACCCAAATGGGTCATCTCAGGGTAGTTAGCTTTAGCAACCTTTATGGCATACTTGTCAATTTCTGAGGCGTAGTATTTATCTACTTTTACACCTAGCTGGTCTAAAGCTATCTGACCGCAAGACATACCATCAAACAGGGATAGTACATTCATGTGCTTACTCCTCATCGTAGTCGAATACATATTCGTCGTCTTCGTGAAACTCACACTTTTTACAAGTAAAGCCCTCTTCGTAGAACTTGTCTTCATGGACAGTGTCTGTCTCTCCACAGTTAGGGCACATGATCTTATGGTATCCCATACGTAATAGCATTGTTTTACCTTTCTTAGTAGTAAGTACGAATTTCGTTGAGGTCTTCTAGCAGGCCATTGGCTGTGTAACCAAAAGACTGAAGCAATTTTGCTACGCTCTTAGGGTTGTTAGCTACAACAGACTCTAGGTCACTGTCTTCGAAGTAGTCGTAGTCATTGTCAGACCAAGTGTCAACTGGATTACGTGCTATAACAAGATTAGACATGTCAGCATTGATGAAAGCATCTGCAACCTCGTCCATGAAGCGTAGGTCTTGCTGTTCAATAGAACGGTGCTGATCAAAGTAGCCTACAGAAACATTGGTACACTCTGGTATGAGGTGGGTGTACTCGTTGCTGTCTGTATATACACCACCAGTGTCTACGGTATAGCCTAGGTCTACAGCAGCCTCTAGAGAGGTAGCAAAAGCATCTGAGCATGTACGTATACCACACTGGTGAGTGATAATAGAACTGTAGCCGTAGCGGTCAAAAGAGATAGCTACGTCAATACCAGCTACAACTTGAGGGGTCTGGCTGGCAATATAGCTAGAGCCTTTGCAGCCTACCTCCTCGGCAGCGTGAACGATATACAGGCCCTCTACACCTGCTGCAATCATACGCAACATGATGTAGATGCCTGTAGTGCAGTCAGCACCTAGGCAGTTAGCATTAGCAGTTTTGGCAAACTCTTTGTAGATGGATACTTTTTGGTAACCAGCACCACTATGTACTGTGTCATGGTGTGACATGTAAGCAATCTTGGGATTACCTACACGTAGGATATAGTTACCTACTGCATCGGGCTTGCCGAAAACTGGTTCTAGGTATTTTTGACAGAACTTGCGCTGGGTCTTGCTACCCTCGGGGCGCTTGTACTGTAGCATGTCAAGATAGGTGCTGTGAGTGTATGTCATTGAGTCTCCTTAAGATATGTCTACGACTTTATTAGCATAGAAAGATTTCCATTGTCTAGAAGAAATCTCCCAGATAGGAACCTGACCACGAGCGCGCATAGCGTCACCTTGTGCCAGACCACGATCAGAACCTACGATCTGGCTGGTGGGCTTCAGCAGCCCGTTAACTACACGCTCAGAGCCATCGGCTTTGATAAAGGTAACTGTGGTGATCTTGGTGCCTTTGGCTTCAAGCAGCTTGTGTACTTCATCTTTAGTAAGCATTGGTATTCTCCTTTGTTATTCTACGTACTTTTGCATCTTTAGGGTTAGGTTGTCAAGAGCCTCGATAGCATCCATGATAGCTTGCTCTACATCAAGCGGGGCATCTTCTGGCCAGATCATCTCTACGCTCTTGCTGTAGTCACGAACATCATCAATCCAAGCTAGTACGTCGTGCTCATCAATTTCCATTTAGTTCTCCTTCCTAATTTCCACTGCGGGGGGTTACTGAGATTTCTCTTACTAATTTCCACTGGAGGGGTCAACCCTAAATTCCCACGGAGGGGTCATTTTCCACTGGAGGGGGGTTACCCTTAATTTCCACTGGGGGGGTCTGGCAAGCACTCGCCTCTGGGTTGTATGCTGCACCGCAGAATGCACTCGCGCACAGGTTGTATGCTGCAGTGCAGCAACCCGACAACCCTAGGTTGCCCGAGATTTGATAGACTCGTTCACCCCTAGGTTGTGGCGTATAGTTTAGCGTTGAATTACCCATAGGTTGTGGGCCTCTTGTATAGTTTAAGGTTGAATCGCGCTTGGGTTGTGGGGCGGGTTGCCCCCGTTTGGGCGCGGGAAATTATTTATACGGGTTTCGCATAGGTTGTGCAAGGGAAATCGCCCAGGCCAACACAACCTATGCGATTTTTTGCCAGCGCGCCTAGGTTGGGCAATAGAAACCCCAAGGCACAAAAAAAGAGGCGCTTTCGCGCCCCCTAGGTCTTTTGGTTGTGGTAGTGCTTACAAGGCAAGCTCGATTTGCCGATTGATTATTTCGCCGTCTATGAATTCGAGCCAAGGCTTCAATTCCAACCAAACCGTCGTTTTGTACTTTTCCGCCCCACTGGGTTCAAACCGGACAAATTCCCGTTTGGTTTGCAAGGTCCAGTTCCCGCTTTCAATCGCCTCTTGGGTTGTCATTTGGGCGTCAAACCATTTAGGCAATGGGGCAAGGTCTTCTATCGGGAAATACTCTTGGCTTTCATCACTAAGGAAAAAGAATACGCCCAAATCCTCAACGTGAAACCATTGGTCAGATTCTTCACAATAAACACAATCGTCAAGATGGGCATAAATTGAGGTCAAAGAGGGTGCTGCCGCTAATTCCACGAAATCGCTAATTGAGAAACAAGGGTCACAAACGTCATAATGTTGCCCCCCATTCCCTCGAATTTCTGTGAATTCATCCCTTGGGTGGAATTCTTCACAATGGTTGCAATATTCAAAATGCGAGTGGAAACAGTGTTCGCAATAATATTCACCCGTATCAGGGGCGATATTGATTTCATCCTCGTGCAAACCATCGTGGCAGTTTTCGCAGTAATACTCGTGCCCGCCTATCACGCCACTTGTCTCGCAAAACGAGTGTTCCGCCCTATTGCGTGAAACTACCCAAAACTCGCCACCATCCCTTATGCCGTCGTCGCGGTCCATATAGGGCGCAAGATAGCCGCAAGATGTTTCTATTTTTAGTAGGCGGGAATTTAACCAACTATGGGAATTATCGGTGGCAGATTTCTCTTGCGTGTCGGAATAGTTTTCCAACATATCGCCTGCAATGTTTGTGTTTGTATAAATAGGCCCGCGAACATATCGCCCCCCACGAATGCTTGCCACATAGCGCCCCAACAATTCGCCATGTTGGTTTTCCACCCAAACTATTTGGAAATCGCCTGACCCATAAATGTATGTTGGGTGTTTGGGCAGGTGTTGGAATTCATGCCTCATGCAAGAGGCGGCAAGGGATTTCCTATCAGCACCCAAACGGGGGTCAGATGCCCGCGCCTGTTTCATAGTATAAACCCGCGCGAAATCTTGGGGCGCTTTGCTAGTTTTTATTTCTAGGTCAGCAAAGGCGATTTCCACATTTTCACGCCACCAAACGGCGAACGCCTCTTTGTGCTTTTCATTAGCAAACGGAAATATCTTGCCTAGCAACCTTGCGGGTTTTCCTGTGGTGTATCTGCGCTTTTCAGCATCTGCACCACTCATATATAGCACCATGAGGCGCCTATCATTAGGGCAGGGATGAATACCCATGTATTGCAACAAGATGCGCCATTCGGGGCACAGGTTGAATTCCCGCATGAAATAATCACCTGCCATGCCAAGGGGCTGCATATAAACTAGGCTTTCCCGAAACCCTATCAATTTCGCGCGGGTTTCCTCGGTCATATAGTTTCTGTCGGTCATGGGATTAACTCCCCTTGCAATGCTACATGATAGCCGCCCAAGCTAGGAACATAGAAACCAAACCCCTCGGCATCCCAATAGGAATAGCGCCCTAAGACAAAAGACGCCGCGCAAAGGTATAGGGTGAACATTAGGTAGTTTAAGAATCGCATAGGTTGTGCCTCTCATATGGGCGGAATTGCCCAAAGAAACCTTACGGAATAGGGGCAGGTTGTGCAATGGGGTTGTCTTATATCGCATAGGTTGTGTTTGCCAGCGACGCCTATAGGTTGTGTTTTTGGTGGTGGTGGTTCAACTCGAGGTGGATTTTTGGGGTTTGGCCTATTTTATGGGCCTAGGTACTGCAAAGGTTTTGGGCCTGTCAGCGGCGCTATTTGGGGCGCTCAGGGGTATGTGCATTTGTGCACTATTTCCAAGGGTTTATGTGCAAGATTAAACATGCGTTATATTGCATAGTGCGCATTATAGTGCAACGTAACAAACCCCTTGGGTGACGGGCACACCCGGCTTCTCTTGTCAAGATTTCTTTTGCATTTCACGCAAGTATTTGAACTTATGTGATATTTTTGTCACACTTATGCTCTTTTGGGGGGTGTTTATACTTAAGTATAGCCTGGGGCCCCTCAAAATTTCTCTTGACTATACTAAAGGGTGCAGGTAACGCACCATATATCCGAAAGAAGAAAAAAGTTAGGGTGCGACAGTCTGACGCATCTGTATTTCCACTGAGGGGGATAACCCCAGTAACTACAAAACCTAACTAGACCTAGGTGTGACTTTTTTGCAACACTTTTGGGGTCTACAAGAAAAAAATAAAAAAGGTTACCTGCATTTCTCCATTTTAGGTGTGTATATACTAATAGAACCCCTTTCGCCCAGCCTATAGTATAGGTCTATGACTAAATAGAATATGGGTATATAACTTGGGTATACTACCATGAGTTATAAGACACAGGTTTCCCCCCTCCTATCAACCACAGTGAACCTACCCGGTAGTACATGCGTAGACGCGACTGTGCCGATGGTAGGGGGACCAGGGGATTATAATCAGAGTGTGAACTAGAGAAGTGCTATGGACAACACACCCAAGAAACACAGTAAGGTTATAGCCAACAAGGTTAAGGATATGGTACGCAATGGTGTAGCCGTACGTGATATCCTTGCGGCTATCCAGAAGTATCAGGATGCTCCTAGCTCTATGTCCACCTTCTATAAGGTCTATGGTCAGGACATGGCTGAGACTAAGGCTGATGTAGTTGGTGCTGTTGGTGGTGTGGTTGTGCAGAAGGCACTTGAGGGTGATTTTAAGGCTGCTGAGTTGTATCTACGCTCTAAGGGTGGGTGGTCACCTGTATCTACTGTTAATGAGGTAGAGCAAGTTGAAGACCCCGACTTAGATGAAGCAGCTATTGATAGCCTGATGGCACTCCTAGGAAAAGAACCCGATGACAGCACAGAGGAAGATAACGG